CGTATTAGAAGACATAGATACTGCAGATAGAACGGTAGAAGCAAATATAAGTTTAGCAAATAACACTGGTATGAATTATGTTACGGCATATCAAGGTGACCTAGATCAAACAGCCTTAGATGCTATGGTAATGGTAGGTGCTACTGGTAACGTATTAACAATTAATATGAGTGCTTCTAGTGGATCAGGAACAGCATTTAAGAAAGGTGACTTTATACAACCAAAAGGCGACACTGGCACATATAGATATCCATATCAAGTAACACAAGATGTAGCATTCAGCACAGGATCTGCTGTTGCTGTAACAGTACATAGACCAGTATTAGCACAAACAGGTGTAGCACTTACTAGTGGCGGTATTAGAGTTGGTACAGCAGTACGATTTCATTTAAAAGCAATGGTTTGTCCAACATACAGCATTGTGCCACATGATAGAATAGAATTTGCTGGTGATTTTGAATTTGTAGAGATTATAACTTAATGAGCACAACAATTACAGAAGTACAAGGTACTAACATATCACCTATAACACTTATTGATTTACAATTAGGTGCTAATGTTTATTATCTTAGTAGTAATTGGAAACCTGTAACAGTTGACAGCAATAATTACACAGAACTAGGTGCTTTCTTAAGTGTAAGCAATATAGATGACAATCTAAAATACAATGCCAATGATCTAAGTTTAACATTAAGTGGTATTCCAAGTGGACAAAACTATCTACAAGAAATATTAGAAAATCCTGTAAAAGGTGGTAATGTTGTGTTAAAAAGAGCATTTGTAGATACCAGCACATACGAACTCACAGGCAATATATACACAAGATTTAAAGGTGTTATAACCAATTACAAAATAGATGAACAAGTAAATGTATTAAGTAAACAAATGGACTATGCTGTCACAGTGACACTTGCAAGTCAATTAACAGTACTCAGTAACAAGATATCAGGACAAAGAACAAATCCTGAAGACCGAAAAAGACTATTCCCCGCAGACAGAAGTTTCAACCGTATACCCATACTATACAATACCAGTTTCGACTTTGGTAAAGAATATGTATCAGGTGGTGGCTACGGTGGAGGCGGTGGCGGTGGAGGCGGTGGTGGACGAGGTGGCGGTGGTAACCGTGGCCGTAGTGGAAGAGCACAAGAAAGATAATATAGATATAAAGGATATAAAGATATGATAAAACAAGCAGAAGTAAAAGATTTTAAGAACATAAAAAAGATGTTTGTCAACTTTGCCAATAGTGCGCCAGTTGATTACTTACATAATCCACATTATGATGAGGATTATATAGATCAAGTATTCTATACAGTAATGAAACAAGGTGTGTTATTGTATGCAGAACAAAAAGGCAAGCCAGCAGGATTCTTTATAGCAATGCCGGCTGGAGATATATGGTTGCCTCAATTACCTCCTGTACTTAGAGAAGCCGCATGGTGGGTTGAACCAGAGTTTAGAGATGGTGCTATAGGTGGTAAATTATTCTTAAAGTATTTGAATATAGCAAAAGCAATGAAAGAAGTAGGTAAAATACAAGGATACACAATGACATTAATGGAGCAATCACCAGACATCAAAATAGAAAAATATGGCTTTAGGCCAATAGAAACAATTTATTATTCAGGTTAGGAGTAACAGGTGGCAGTATTTACAGCAATAGGAACAGCAATAGCAACAGCAATAGGTGGCGCATTGGTCACAGCAACAGGACTTACACTATTAGGTAGTGTTGTAGCAGGTGTTATTGCGGCAGGCTTGGCATTCGGTACAGCAAAACTTTTAGGAGTATTTGATGTGCCAGATGTAGGAGCAGGCAGAGCCAACGGCAGTAAAGTGCAAGTAGCCCCGAGTACTGACAACAGGATCGGTGTGGCTTATGGTCGTAATTTCATGAGTGGACCGATTACAGATGTGGCTATAACTAATCAAAATGATACTATGCAGTATTGTATTACACTAAGTGAATTAAGTGACGGCCATGATGTAGGTACATACACACTTAATCAGATCTTTTGGGGTGATAGAAAACTAAACTTCTCAGGAGCAAATGTAATCAGTTACACAGATCCAAATGCCACAACCACAGAAGATTGGTCAAACAAAATCCGTATAAGAGTATATGCTGGTGATACTACCAGTGCTAAACAGATATTCCCAACATCAGGTGCTGTAAATGCCACAACAATGATGACACATTGGAATGTGTTTGGACCAACTCATTACACAATGGAAGGATTAGTATTTGCAATGATTGAAGTAGATTATGATGCTGAAAATGGTCTTACAGGACTAGGTAGTATGACATTTGATATTACTAATAGCAAAGACAATCCAGGTGAAGTATTGTTTGATTACTTAAAATCAAGTCGATACGGTGCTGGATTAGCCAATAGTGATATAGACATAACAAGTATACTAGGCACAGCAAATACACAGATGAAAGGTTATTGTGATGAACAAATTACTTATACACCTAACACTGGTGGTAGTAGCACTATAGACAGATACCAAATTAATGGATATTTAAGTACATTTGATACTTGCATGGACAATATAGACAAAATATGCAGAAATTCTGCAACATACTTTACATTCGATGGAAAGCAAGGCAAATTTGCGGCTATTCCAAACAGACCGTATAGTAGTAGTGAATTAAGTTCAGCATTTGTTCTTAACGATGACAATATAGTTAGTAAGATATCTGTTAGTAGTACAGAATTATATCAACAACTTAATAGTATAACAGTAGAGTTTGCTGATCAAAACAGAAAAGATCAAACAAATACCATATTAGTAGAAACACCAAGTGGAGATAGAAACACAGGCGAACCAAATAATAATTTAGATTACAGAGCAGAGTTGGTTAACAATAATATACATGCACAACAACTAGGAAACATTGATCTAAATCAAAGTAGAAAAGGTATGGTTGTAGAATGCACCAGTGATTTCTCAGGACTACAAATAGACGCCGGTGATGTTGTAAAACTAACTAATAGTGATTATGGCTTTAGTGACAAGTTATTTCGTGTAATGAAAAACACAGAAGCATTAGGTCAAGATGGTATGATATTGTGTAATTTATTGCTATTAGAGTATGATGCAACCGTGTACACAGAAGCAGTAGTAACAGAAAGTGAAGAAGAAGATGATTCAATTGATATACCTGTTATACCGCCTCCGCCTCCAATTATACCTCCTGGTTATTTGACAAATTATTTCTTTAATGTAACACAAACCAGCACATCAGGTAGTGGTACAAATGCCACATTTACAGTTAGAGCAAACACCAGTTATCCTTTTGCATACGAAGATGTATATGTGGTATCTGGTGGTACAGGTTATGCTAATGCAGATGTTATAACAGTCACAGGCAACACGTTGCGTGGACAAACACCAGCAAATGACTTGAGTTTCCAAGTAGCAGGTGTTGTAGGTGGTGTTATACCTGTAGGTGTGCTAAATGCCACACAAAACGTTACAGGTAATGCTTTATTGAGAGGTAATGCCAGTATATATGGTGGTATAATAGACAAAGATATGATATCACAATATGGAGCAGGTGGACAAGTAGACACAGCACCAGCCGCCAATGTCAACTTAGCAAGTAATACAGCAGTATTCAGTAATGTAGCACCAACAGTACCAGTAGATTTAGCAAACATAGAAAACGGCAAATATACTGTACTTACAAATGCTACCCCATTAGGTGAATTACCAGGTACAGGTGTAGCAGATTATGGTATAAGATTTGGTATTGATGTTAAATTTGCTAATAATGACGTAATAAATAATTATGTAAGTCAAGGTGTAGGTTTACAAAACTTTCAGCATATACCTAGTGTGATAAACAGTCAAGGTGAATTTGAAGTCACAGATGAAATGGTAGAAGCAAATATAAGACTAGAAGGTTATAACACACTGGCAAATATAGGTGGTACACCAAATACTGTAGGATTTAAAAACATGAAATATGACATGTTGCGTATTAACAAAGGAGAACTTGAATAATGGGCAATTGGATTGTTTATAAAAGTGATACAGGTCAAATAGTAGATCATGATTACATTGGAAATGAAGCAAAAGTACAAAAACTATGTAATGTCAATCCTGGTACAACATATATAGCAGGCAAATGCCATCCAGAAGGCTGTAAAGTAGATATAAGTCAAGATCCGCCTGTGATATTACACAATCAAAATCAAATACCTACAATAGCACTGGTAAGACAAAGACGCAACATGATGCTAACAGCATGTGATTGGACACAGGCACCAGATTCACCGTTAAGTGACAGCAAAAAAGCAGAATGGCAAACTTATAGGCAAGCATTAAGAGATGTACCAGTCAATCAAGCAGATGTAACGGACCTATTTGATGTGATTTGGCCATCAGAACCCAGTTAATTCGATAAATATACAAGTAATAAAAACGGCTATATTGCCTTAGTGATATAGCAATACCCTATAGGAGTAGTTATGTCTGGAAGAATTCTCACATTCAAAAATTATTTAGGCGGTTCCGACAATGTACAAATGTTGGAGATGTTCCCGTCAACTCAAACGAAATTTACATATCAATATGGAGCAGATGTATCAACTTTTACATTTGATGCAGACTATCAAACAATAGTTGTAGATAAATTGTCATATGACCGTGTTTCTGGTGATCCTAATTTTGCAGATTCAAGTATTATAGGCAGTTTTGGTTCTAATACAACAATCGGTAGTGCATTTATCAACACGCAAAGAGATATATATGGCGATATAGACTTAACTATACCAGCACAAAGGTATACTGGTCCTCTTTTGCCAGATGCTCGAACAAATGTCCCAATAACAGTAGTAAGTTTTAAATGGACGCAACCAGCAGCCAATATATACGATCAACCACAAACGTTATCACATAGATGGGCAGTTATAGAAAGATATGAACCAGACGTAACAATAGGTAATCCAACATTAGATCCTGCATTTAATCCAATACCAACATCATAGGAGTAATATATGTCAATAGCCGGCAACGTTTCAGTCATAGTAAGAAACGCCAATGTAGCAACATACTTTAGTGGAGTTCTTGGAACTACACCTAAAGTAAATGTAGGTATAAGAGTAGCAAATGTATCTATATCAGAAATAGGATCACAATATACAGATCAATCAATTAGAAATCTGTTTTCTGCTGATAACACACAACCAGCAGGACCTGGTGTATACGGCGGGTTATCATATACATCCGCAGATGGTATATTTCTATTCAATAATATCACAGATAGTGATATTCGTGGAACCTTTTCAGCAGTACCACCTTTGTTTTATAATAGCAGTACTGGTCAAGTAAGTCTAGAATCAAGTTATTTAAAAACACCACTAAAACTCGAATCAAACGGTACAATTCAACTGGATTCTACTAAATTTATATCACCATTAGACTTAGATGACGTATCAGGTCAGATCACTATAGATTCTAGTGCATTGTTTAGTGGCAAAACCACAGATGATTTAACAGAAGGTTCAACTAATTTATATTACACCACAGATAGATCAAATACAGCAATAGGCAATTACACTGGCGCCTTAACAAATTTAACTGGTAATATCACAACAAGTGCTAATATAACAGGTAACTATATCTTTGGTAATGGTAGTCTATTAACAGGTGTAACAGGTTTAACAAATGCACAAGTTGTATCTCATATAGCCACAGTTCCATTAACAGTCGGTGGTAATCTAGACGTTATCGGTAATTTAGAAGTAAGTGGTAATTTAAATTATAGAAACGTTGAAGATCTATATGTAAGAGATCAAAAGATCACACTAAATGCCAATGCGGCATCAGATGCCACAGTAGAAATCATAGCATATAGACCAGTAGGTGGGTCAAATACACTGATCAGATGGAACGAAAGCAGTGATGTATGGCAATTTACAAATGATGGTAGTACATTCTACAATATACCAACAAGTACGAGTGACTTAGCAGAAGGCACTAATTTATATTACACAGATGCTAGAGTAGATACACATCTAAACACTGGCTCAGCAAGTGCAACAGAAGTTTTAAGTTGGACAGGCTCAGATTATGATTGGGTATCAGCACAAAGTGGACCAACAGGACCAACAGGACCACAAGGAACAAAAGGAACAAAAGGTGAAGCAAGTACAGTAGCAGGTCCAACAGGACCAACAGGACCTCAAGGATTAAAAGGATTACAAGGTGACCAAGGTGCTACAGGTGAAAAAGGTGCTCAAGGAGATAAAGGCGAAGTTGGTGCTACAGGCCCAACAGGACCTGCTGGACAAAAAGGACAAAAAGGTGAAATAGGTGTACAAGGCACCATTGGACCAACTG